GTTCTATAGGAGAGAGGTCTGTAGAGATTTCGATACCCCCTACCGGTCATGCCAGCGATCCCCACGCTTCGCATGTATCTGTGAATGACACGACTTGCACAACGCAATCAGATTGCTCCGATCATGTGTGCCACCTTCACTCAAAGGAAGCTTGTGATGAATCTCTTCTACCGGAACCAGCACTCCACGCTCGTAACACTTCTCACAGAACGGATGCTCTGCAGCATACTTATCACGGATTCTTTTCCAGGCACGTCCATAACGGCGTTTGGTATTCTTATCTCTGCTGAACTTTTCATAGTCGCTGTTTGCTTTTCTTGCATGCTCTTCACAGTACCGCCCAGTCACTAACGCAGGACAGCTTGGATAAGCACACGGTTTCTTTGGTTTGCTTGGCACTGTTACACCTCCATGCCACTCGAAAACAAGTTTTCTCGTTGTCGCGGTGCTCCTCAAATGCTCATGCAAGCATGGCATTTTCATCGCTACTCGCGCATAATAAAAGCCCTGGAAGTTTTTGGCTTCCAAGGCTCTGCTCTGTCGTACACTTTCAACACTATCATAATAACATATATGCTTATGCCATGTTGGGACAAAGTGTGCCAACCTATTCAGGTATCACAAAATTATTTAATGCCGATGCATGAATACGATGAACCGTTCTGTACGATACATTAAGGTCATAGGAGATATCTTCCCAACTTTCATTTTTAAGATAGCGGTATTTCAGAAGAAGTCTTTCCTCGGCAACTTCCATACTCTCAATAGCTGTATTTATCTCAGCACGAAGATCTACAAGCCTGTTAATCTTGTCGTTTATCTTCTGCTCATATTCCCATATCTTTTCAATGGTCTTGATAAAAGGTGCTTCCAGATTGCGGTTTGGATTGCTTCCAATTCTCTCGCCATAACTGCATCCCTGGATAGTACCTCTCATATCACGAAGCTGTTCCAGTTCCTTTACTTCCACCTGTATCTGCTTGTCCAAAAGATATGCCTGCTTCAAATACTCTTTAGCTGTCATAAGCCACCTCCGATAATTATTTGTTCCACTCGGATTGACTCTGCTTTACTCTGATTGTCATAAATTGTATTCTGCACGAAGCTTCCGTATCAGAAATTCTCCATCCACAGAAGTCAGTACTGAATACCAGCTGGATCTGAAAAATCTCTCCAGAGAATCTGCCTCAGCCTTTGCACTCTTGCTTTCAGGATTTCGAGAATACTTTTTAAGAGCCTTCCTGTAATCCTCAACTGCAGAAAGCACAATGGCATTTGCAAGATTCTCATATGGATCTCCTGTTGTTTTAGCCATCCATCACCACCTCAGCTTTCACGGCATCAATTAGTGCCGATTGTGTATGGTCTTTTGTTTCAAGTGCATTCATAATCTGGTCATCTATCGTCTTGGCAGTCATAATGTGAATTACGGAAACAGTATTCTTCTGCCCCTGCCTCCATAACCTTGCGACTGTCTGCTGATACAGTTCAAGGCTCCATGTAAGTCCAAACCACACCAAAATATTTCCACCGCTTTGAAGATTAAGACCATGCCCGGCAGATGCTGGATGAATAAGTCCTACAGATATCTCTCCTGCATTCCACCTTCGGATATTTGTATCCTTATCAAGTCTGCAGTAATCAATTTTCAAATCATCAAGTCTGGCACTGATTCTGTCCAGGTCATGCTGATACCAGTACGCAACCAACACCGAATTGCCATTAGCAGACTCGATAATATCCTCTAAAGCATCAAGCTTTCTGTTATGGATTTCTTCAATGCTTCCGTCATCCATATACACAGCACCATTTGCCATCTGAACCAATTTTCCTGATAATGCAGCTGCATTTGCTGCAGTAACTTCTCCCTTCGGAAGCTTAAGAAGTAAATCCTGTTTCATTCGGACATATTTCAGCAGTTCCTTTTTATCCAGATGGACTGTATATCTGGAATTAACAAGTTCAGGCATTTTCAGATGATCCGCTGACTTCATCGAAATTGTGATATCAGATATCCTGTCATAAATAGCTTCCTCTGCTCCTGGAAGAAGTTTGTAGCTGTAAACAATCGGACCATTTGCCTTGTCCAGCTTGAAATATCTCTCCCTATACTGACCGATAAATCTTCCAAGTCTCTCGCCCTTATCCAGAAGCTTATATTCTGCAAACAGATCCATAAGTCCGTTGCTTGACGGTGTTCCCGTCAGACCTACGATACGATGAACCTTTGGTCTTACTTTCATCAGTGCCTTAAATCTTTTTGACTGGTGATTCTTGAAAGAAGAAAGTTCATCCACAACCACCATGTCGTAATCAAAAGGAAGTCCACTTTTTTCTATAAGCCACTGCACATTTTCTCTGTTTATCAGATAAATATCCGCATCAGCTTTCAGTGCTTTTATCCTTTCAGCCTCAGTACCAACTGCCACGCTATATCTCAAATCTGAGATGTGATCCCATTTCTGGATTTCATCCGGCCATGATAATTTAGCAACTCTGATAGGTGCTATTACCAGAACCTTCCTGACATCGAAGCTGTCAAACATCAGATCATTTATTGCCGATAAGGTAATTGAGGTTTTTCCCAAACCGCATTCAAGTAATACTGCTGCCACAGGATGATTCTCAATGTATTCTGTTGCAAAAGTCTGATATTCATGTGGCTCGTATTTCATCGATAATCCCTCCAATCTGCTCCAGCTTATCAAGTACAAACACCTTGAATCCCAAAGACCTAAGCAGTTCATGCCTTGCTTTCTGCAGCGGTCTTGGCTTTTTACCTGGAGCTTTAACCTCTATGAACGCCATCCTCCCATTTTTCATAAGGCAGATGCGATCCGGCATTCCATCAAATCCAGGTGAAGTGAATTTCGGGCAAATGCCACCTGAAGCTTTTACGGCTTCAACCAGCTTCTGCTCTACCGTTTTTTCTCTCATGTTCTTATTACCTCAAAAATCCCCTATATATAGAAAATGTATATTATGGTATCTATAGGGCATCTTTTTTCTACTTTCATATTTATAGAAAATATTAGGAACATAGGAACAAAAGCAGTAAAGTTGACATCCGCCGCCCACATTTGGTCTGTTCCGAAAAATGTGCCTGACATCCTTTCATGGAACAAATCCGTGTTCCCGGAACAGTCCTATGTTCCAGATATTTTTTTAGTTACACTCCTTAGGAACAAAGATGAACTGAGGACCGTAGTTCGCAACACGCTCTTTTAGGTCAAGTCTTACCCAACCAAGCTTCACAAGAATACCTGACAGCTCATTGGAATCTGCACGCTTAAGATTGGAACGCTCTTTGCCAAAGCACTCACACCAGATTTCCATATTGCAGACCTGTGTACGTCTGACAGTACCCTTTTTGCCAATATCAGCCTTGCCGGTTCCATCAAGGAAATTTCTTCTCTCAAAGGTATCCATATCATCCCAGTTATCAGGCAAAAGTGCTTCCAGATACTCACGCACAAGACCTTCACGCTCATCAGACTCCATTGCTTCTCTCTGTTCAGCCTTGGCAAGTGCTTCCACCTCAGGATCCAAATAAAGCTTCTCCCCAGCTTTCACATAATGCATAACCTCTGCCCAAATCTGCAGCACTTCCTCCTGTGTTATATCCCACGAACACTTACTGCCGCCGCCAAGAGTCTTAACCGGCCAGAAGCGTCTGTTACCAGTTGTATCTCTCAGATAACCACTCTCAGCATTTGTGGTTCCGAAAAATACGCACTGCCTTGGATGCGGTGTAGTACGCTTGCCAAAAGAGGCACGATAAATATCATTCTGTCTGGATAAAAAAGAACGAAGAGTTTCCACCTCTGCCTTACGAAGTCCCGCCAGTTCTCCAATTTCCAGAATCCAGTATCCCTGAAGTTTTTCTGCTGCCGTTTTATCCTTGGTATCATTTAAAGAAAGAGAATCTGAAAACCACTCACCGCCAAGCTTAGCAATCAGTGTACTCTTACCGATTCCCTGGCTTCCATTCAGGACAAGCATAGTATCAAACTTACATCCTGGATTTAGCACACGGCAGGCGGCAGCACATAAGGTCTTTCTGGTAACTGCACGAACATATTTGTTATCAGCCGCTCCCAGATAATCAATCAGAAGTGTGTCTACTCTCTCAACCCTATCCCACTCAGGAAGTGCCTGCAGAAATTCACGGATAGGATGATATGAGCGGTCATCAGTAACCTTTGCAACCGCAATATCATAATTTCTCTGTGAGAAAGTTCCGTAATTCTCATCCACATAACTGATTAGCTGAGCATCATCTGCATCTCTCCAGAACTTTGACGGATGCTTCCAAGGAACACTTCCCTTAATCTCCATACCATCAAGGTGCTGATTAAATACAATATCCTTAAGTTTTGGATCATTTTCTAATATCAGAGTCAGATTACGAAGCGTATTCTTAAGCTGTAATGACTTGTCTTCATATTCCAGTTTCTTTTTCCATGCGTCCGGATCTTCCTCATCAAAATCCTCGGCGGCGCTGTCCTGTTTTTCTTTGAAAATGAGAAGTTTTACCTCTTCATCACCACTGGCAAATTTCGCCATAGCCTTAAAAGACTTTTTCGGATCATCATCAGGGAACTTATGAACCCTAACAACATCAAATGCATTAAGCAGCTGACCACACGCCGGATCCGTAGCATGAAAACTATATGAAAACTTATCATCGATAATAGTTACACCGGCACTACTGTCTGCAAGAATATAGTCATATCTGCCTTCCATCGCAGAAGGCTCATATACATCCTTAAGGAATTTATCAATCGCATCCCTGATAGAGTAAGTACGGCAAAATGCTCCAACCACGCCCTCTTTTGTAAGTGGATCTGCCTGTTGCTTTGCTGATTTCTCAACTGCTGCCGATTCTCTGGAAGATACAGGCCATGTCGATACATCACGCCAGTCATCGTAAAGTCCAAGGTAATAGTCCGGATCAATTACGTCCCCTTCCATAACACGGAAAATATATTCCCCATTAGCAGATGTTGATGGCCAGTACATCAGTCTGTGTGGCTGGTATGTGGTATCATCAAACATATCCATTCCGATTTCAGAAGCCACTTTACGTGCAACTGCAGGATATTCATCTTCTGAAATATCTCGCTTAAGCGGCATAATCAAACGAAGTCTTGGAGCCTCCGGTGTATGCTTGTGGGTAGAATAAATACACATCTTATGTGCTGAAAACATTTCAAGTTCATCTAATACATCTGCTGTACCATGATCCATATCAAGAGTAAGCATTGACCTGCAAAGAACGGTACCATTCTTACGTCTGCCTGCTTTCAAATGACCTGCAACAAAACCTCCCACGTCCTTAATCGCATCCTGCTGTGGCTTGGACATCTTTCTGTACTCATCAACAGTTTCCGTTGTAGTCTGAGTAGTGCTTACCCTTTTGCAGAAATCATCCCAGGAGATTTCATTGTTCTTCCACTTTTTCTCCATACGGGAATTACCATACGCAATCTTCATGACCTACCTCCTTCAAATCTTCTGTAAAATAACGAATCTGCTTTCTCTGCTTCTTAGCCTTTTCAATCTCAGCTGCCATGCCTTCTGAAATCACATCACCGAATACCCAGACCTGTTCGCATTTTCCTAAAAGAACAATTCCCATTTTTAATCCCAGCCATCTCTCTGTAGCCTCATCCATAAACTGCGGAAACAACAGATGCGGTGCCATTGGAATACAGTTCTTCTCAAGTGCAAATCTTGAAAATGCTCTAACTCTGTAGGTGTTCTTTTCAATATCTCCTGCATATGGTGAACATATATAGACCAAAGGACGGTAAGCGGCAGCCGCTCTGGCTGCACGCTCCTCCGCCTCAACTTTAGTCAGTGCCTCATATACAACAGGATCGTAATAACCTTCGTTGTTGAATTTACTGACCGACATATTTAATCCTCCTGCTCAATGAGCGGCAAGATACCATCCGCCTTCAATAAATCGTAGATGAAAAGTCTTCCCTTCTGTGTCCAGTAGGTATGAACCTTCGTATGAATGGTCCCATCTGTAGCAGGATAAGTATGTGTCTTTGTGCTGGTATAACCTTTTTCAGCATACTTCTGATAAAGAATCCAAATTCTATCGCCCTGCTTGAACTGAATCCCCTTACCATGCAGATGCTCATTCATTCTTCTGCCACTCCAGCCATAATCCTTAGCAATCTCAGTAATAGAAACAAGGTCAGGACTGTTGAGAACCACATCATAGTAGCTTGCCTTCGGCTGCATCTCGATAAGCTGCTGTTTCTGTACCGCATTCTCTGCTTCCAGAGCTAATTTCTGCATACGCTCAGCCTTGTAAGCCTGAAGTGCTTCGATAAGTGCATCCGGATTATTCAGCATGTCATCGACTGCATACAATCCATGTCTTCTGATTGCAGGAAGAACCTCTGAGGTAACCCATCTCTTGAATCTCTTTGCTGCTGGAAGCTTGCTGGATAAAATAAGACTGTAAAGACCGGATTCGTTGATAAGCCATCCTCCACGCTGACCTAAACTCGATAACGAATCGTTATTGAGTTTGTCCTCATCATCTACGTGGTCTGCAAGTGCTTTACTCGCATTGACGTATCCAAGAATTTCTGCAACATCCTTACCTACAAAAAATGGCTCTCCACCTATCATTGTGCTGCGGACTGAGCCAAACTCCGCATTCTGAAAAATCTGTAATTCCATTGAATTACCCTCCTTGAAAAAATATTTGTGAGGTATTTCCTCAAGTCACAGGCAAAAAAAATCAGGGAGTTTTTAACCTCACCGAAAAAATTCTAAAATTAATTTTATTTCAATTGACATTCACTATTTAAGGTTGTATGATTAGACTCAACATTTAATTCAGAAAGAATATTTTGTAAATATTACCAGTGGATTTTTTCTGAAAAATGTGTATAATATAAGTAAGCAGAGATATGAATACTGCACTTTCACACTTGCTAACAAGTGTTTTTTGGCTGACGAAGCCACCATTGAAAGGATAATTTGACCGACGAGGTCTCTCTGGTTTTCCAGAGTAGGGTATGGTTAGCGCCGTACCCTTTTTTATATATAAAATTAAGGAGACAGGCCATTGAGCAAATATCTGAAGGCACAAAACAAAACCAACGAAATAATCATTGCCAATAGCTTCACCAGCAATGAACTCGATCGTTTTTCGGCATCTGATTTTCGCTGGGCTGATAACAGAACAAAACAATTTCGACACAGACAGGTAAAAAAAGGTGAAATCTATCAGTTTGAGTTTGGTAAGAATTATAAACCTGAAATGTCCTATGAGCACAGAGGTCTTGTCATCGGGGTAAAGCAGAAATTACTTTATGTTCTGCCGATTTTTTCCTATGATCCTGCTAAACATCCGGATGTCTACCATCCCACAGACAATCCTGCTTCCAAAAGTGATATGTTTTTATTGAAATCAAGTGAATTTTCATTCATCAACCATGATTCCGTATTGAAACTGAATGATATTCGAACCGTCAGTATCAACCGCATCCTTTATCAGCAAAATGGCATGATACCTCCTGGCTCTGATACATATAAGCAGATTGAACAGCTAGTTTTACAAAAATATTTTCCAAGTTTTTACTATGACTATAATCAACTTCAGCAAAAAGCAGTTTCACAGGAAGAACAGCTAAGAAAAAAGGATACTGCCTTAAATGAAGTCACATCCAAAAACGAAGAGCTAAAGAAACAAATTGCTGCATTACAGGAACAGTTTTTCAAAAGTAATGACAATCAATAACATTTAATGGCACTCCCATCAATTCGGAAGTGCCACTTTTTTAATCTTTTTTATAAAATTGTGTGCAATATCCGTCTGCTCTGAGAATCAGACCATCCGCCCAAGGCGGGGTCCTGCCCATCTGTTCACAGATTGCATCAAGTGATACATCCTCTCTGCACTCGATAATCAGTTCATCATGCACATGGGCACAGATCATACAGTGCGATAATGTCTTCATGGCATAGCACAAAATATCTCTTGAAATTGCCTGCACGATATTCTCCACGAACTTTGGTCCATAGCTTTCAATACGTTCCCACTTCTTGGTTCCACCAATGCCTTCATAGGTTACTGATTCCGAATCAAATCTGTTTAGTCCCATCCTTGGTTTTACATATGCCAGCCTTCTTCCCGAGGGAAGCTGAATGAATAACATCCCACTCTGGCAGAAGAACCTGATACCATTTACATCGGCCTGTTTCTTCTGCTTTACTGCCGTCTTAACCGCACGGTCAACACTCCACCAGAACTTCACGATATTAGGATTAGCTGCTCTCCAGGAATCCACCAGTGGCTGCAATTCCTCTTCCGCAAGACCCATCTCTATGGCACCCATAGATTTTAGTGCTCCTACTGAACCTCCATAGCCAAGTGCCAGTTCTGCAATCTTACCTTTCTGTCTTAAATGAGCATTCTGTCCGTGCTTTTCCACCGGTACACCAAACATGGCTGATGCGGATGCACAGTAAATGTCTCCATTATTAACAAAAACTTGCGTTCTCCACGTTTCACCTGCAAGCCATGAAAGCACACGTGCCTCAATCGCAGAAAAATCCGCTACTGCAAACTTATTGCCTTCCCTTGCTACGAATGCAGTTCTGATAAGTTCCGATAATACATTTGGAACCGAATCATACAACATAGAAAGAGCCTCATAATCCCCATTTTTTACAAGTCCCCTTGCCTGCTCCAAATCTTCCATATGGTTCTGAGGAAGATTCTGCAGCTGAATAATACGCCCAGCCCATCTTCCAGATCTGTTGGCTCCGTAAAACTGAAACATACCTCTGGCTCTGCCATCAACACAAACCGCATTCTGCATTGCCTGGTATTTCTTAACAGATGACTTTGCCAGCTGCTGCCTAAGCTGCAGAGCATCCTTTACATCACCATCCACCTCATCCATAAGCTTTGCCACATCCTTCTTACCAAGTGATTCAGCTTCAATCCCCTGTTCAAATAGCCAGTCCTTCATCTGTACCACACTGTTTGGATTATCAAGGTCTGTAATTTCTCTCATCGCCATTGAGAGTTTTTCCTTAGATACCTCATCCAGTAAAATCGTATTCTCTACCATAGTCAGATCCAACTGAATTCCCCTGTCATTTATCTCCTGATCAAGCCAGAATTCTTCCCAAACAAAATCAGGCACCGGATATTTCACAAGCTTCTTCTGTATGGATTGCTCCACTTCGACATCTCTCTGGTTATAAAACTTAAAGAGATTCCATTTATCTTCATCGTGCTTTGGAAGATTTCGTGTCCTGCCTCCATTACTCTTGGTTGCTTTGCAAGGTACACAGAAATATCTGATCAAATCCTTGCCTTCTTTCAGCTTCTGTTCTTCCAGACCAAGTACTGCACCGACACCTGCAAGTGATAATGGAAGTCCCATAAAGGCAGACCAAATCATGGAGCATTTCCACCCTCTTGGATTCAGATATTTTCCAACAGTATCACCATCTACACTGTAAGAACTGAAATATTCAGGGTAATTTCTTCTGAGCCATTCTGACAGACATATTCTTTCAAAATTACTGTTAAACGCCCACTTGGTTATATCTTCATCAGCAAGCGCAGCCAGTATCTCCACCGGTATCTCTTCCCCTGCTGCCAAATCCACCACAATCACCTCACCGCCATCAATCGCATATCCAAAGAGCAGGATGTCGAAATCAGGTGCTTCCACATATTTGTAAACACCGCATTTACTAAGGTCATTGCTGGAAAATGTTTCAATATCAATACTGATAGAATTCATAATTCCTCCAATCCGAAAACGGACACCAGCCATATAGCCGATGCCCGCCCTCTTAAAACTTATTCTTCCTTTTTCTCAACATCCTTATTTCTGATCTTCTTAATTCCACTATGAACCCACTTCATGAAATGCACGATAAGGGAACCAATTCCCCAGATATCAAGCACGATGATGAACCAGAAGGAAGTAAGAATAACTATATTCTTTGCCATTTCTAAAAATTCTGCGTATTCCATTATAATTTACCTCGCTTTTCTCATATCAGGCGGCAGCTCAGCCACCGCCCTTTCATTGTCATCAGTTACAGGATTATGAAAGAAAATCATCATCTTCCTCCGTATCAAAATCATCCTCGGCTCTAGACTTACCGCCAAGAGGCTCACCATCCTTAATCTTCTGAAGATTGTTAAGACCACAGGCAATACCCTTGTTTCCATTGCTATTAAAAGCATAGAAATTGATACTTGCTCTTCCGTACACACCGCTGTAAACCTCGCTGCGTTCTAAGATAGGCTGACGGTCAGCATCCACGATTCCCGGTGCAGTACCGCTGTTGGCATTGATAAAATAAGAATCTGCATAAGCCTCATCATCAGGTCTTTCTGCATCACCATCACGTAGCGGTGTCTTAAGCACAGAGAGTGCAGGTACAGACTTGCCATTGCCCTTAAGCTTGCCCTGACCTTCATCGTATGCTGCCTGAATAGCCGCCTGGATCTTCTCGATTGTCTTTGTGTCTGATTTAGGAATAATGAGAGATACGGAATACTTAGGTGCTCCGCCATTGATAGACTTAGGCTCCCATGCATTAACATAGCTCCATCTTGTATTTACTCCTGTGATTACCTTTGTTGGATTAATAAACTTAGCCATGGTGAATTTTCCTCCTTAATTTTCACTAAAATCTTCATATGCTGTATTGATTGCCGGTCTTTTATCTGATTCCGGCACAAGTGTAGGCTTGCCCTGAGGCTTTGTAATATATTTGCCAAGCACTTCTTCAAACTTCTTTTTACCCATAAGGGCTGTCATTGCCGTGATTCCAAGCAGCTTCTTCTCATAAGGATCAAAACCTGCATCCTTTGCAGCAAAAGCAACTGCATCATCATCGGTGTACTTCCTGTTTGCTCTGCCTTCCACAACCTTGAACCCGTCATAGTGAGTACCTGATAAAGCCTGCTGCAGAGCATATTCCTTGATATCCGTAGCCCATGAAATCAGACTGTCTATCTTAGGAAGGATAGCTGTAACCTCTGTTTCTTCCAGAGTCGGCGGCATCTCGAAATCATACTGTGCAAGTTCCAGATTATATTCAGCACGCTTACGGCATGTTGCTTTCACTTTACAGAACTGACAGTGTTCACCAGCCTTGAACTCTCCCTTACCTTCATAGGCAAGTTCAGCTGTAGGCTTTAAGATTTCATCGGCCCAAGAAAGCAGTTCATCTTTTGTTATATTGCAAGTGCTGACATTCTCACGCCTTGGTTGGAATATGGTCATCTGGATGGAATTGATATCATAGATACCGTCAAATAACTCCAGAGCACCAAGTGCATAGCACATCATCTGCGGATTCATTTCAGCTGATACCAGCACTCCAAGACCATGCTTGTAATCAATAATCTGAAGTACATCATCAGCAACAATCACACAATCACCGGTGCCAAAGCCATTCTCAACCCATCTGGAGAAATCAAGCCTCTGCTCTATCAAAACCTGAGGATCCTGACAGTGCTTCTTTGCTTCCTCAATCTGTTCCATTACAAAACTGCAATAGCCTTCAGCACAGTCCTGCATCTCCTGGTCAAAATAGGTAAGGTTCTCTGTCGGATCAGTTACGTCCTTTCCCAGTTCCTTTTCTACCAGATAGGCACACAGTTCATGGCAGTCCGTACCCTGCTGTGCATAAGGACTCGCTCTGTCCTCCTGCTCTGAACACAACTTTGCTGAAGGTGGGCATTCCAGCCATCTGTGGGATGCGGATGCCGATAAAAAAGCATGTTTAGCCATTATTCAAGCACCTCCACCTTAGCTACAACTGCTGCAAACTCAGCCGGATCAATCTCTGAAAGCTTCTCGGCACCGTGGCTTATAAGAATTTTCTTGATCTCAGCGGTGTGTCCGGCTCTGGACTTTTCTGCCAGGATGGTTCTTACCTCAGTAAAGGTATATTCCTTAGCCTCTTCCTTTACCAGTTCTGCCTTAGCTTCAATCTGCTTAGGAGCAGCCTTCTTTGCTTTAGCTTCGATTGCAGGTTTATCAGTTCCGGTCTGGAATTCAGATATGATCTCCACAATCACCTTTGAAATTACTGATACCTTTTCGGAGATACTGATTAAGTTCTCTGAGATTCCGTTAAGGTTCTCACTGCAGGTACCTACACCTTCAATGATTTTTGAAATGTTTACCTTGGACATGCTGCACACTCTCCTTTCTTCACTTCATGGATGTCCACCGATTCCACAGTCTGACCGGGAGCCAGGAGATATACCTGTGTGAAATCCCCGAATAAGAACTTGATAAGTCTTGTCGGAAGCTTCACATTTGCACCCTTAAGCACATTCGCTGTCTTTCCCTGTGGATCAGAAACGTTGATGACTATCTTGTGTTTAATTGCCATCGCTTCTTACCTCGCTTTCTGTAGGAACTTGTCTTCCTTACATGTCACAGGCAAAAAAATCGGGAAGATTTTTAACCTCTCCGCAAAAAAATTCAAAAATATTTTTTTAGACACCAGCTTTGATAAGAGCGATTACCTTATTACTGATCTGCTTCACATTGGCAGGTGAGCAGTCCATAATCTTTGCAGCTTCGGTGTAGCTATACTCTTCCAGAAGCACCAACTGATATACCTGCTTCTGTCTTTCGGTCATCGAAGCTACCACATCTCTTAATCTCTGAATTTCAGGCGATATCTCTTCCTCATAAAAAGGATCATAAGAAGCACCTGCAAGCACACTACTCTTGTCCACCTCATCATCGTCAGTATCACCGGCGATATAATCTAAGGAAAGATTCCAATTCATCTGATACTTTTCACCAGGATGCTCTTCTTCCCACTCTTTTTTAGCTGCCTTCTGTTCTGCAGTCATAGGTGGATGTCCGTTTTTCACGTTGAGATAAACCTCATGGTCATCCATAGCATGAAGGGATTTAATCATTACCTCAGTAATGCCATCCTCTCCAGGCTTAATTACGTTATAAGTAGTTCTGTAACCACCACGTCCATCCTCAACCTGTACCGGATAACGATACATACCTCTGTCTGACTGTCTTGTTTTCTTTACTCTCATAATTGCCTCCTAAGCTGACCTGGAGGCAGTGAGAGCAGAATACTCAGTATGAGAACTGGACCCGAAGTACCCAGTGACCAACAAAAATGCGCAGGAAAAACAAGGGTACCTACATTCCGCTTTCAGTAGTTGTCTTTATCACAACTGTTGAAAGCGTTATGTCGTATCCTGCCTCACTGCGCACATGCGGCCGATATGAATTTTTATTTTGAATATCCTCTTGGATACTCATCAGAGCCTGCATCCAAAGATGTAAGTTCTGATCCGTAACCAATCCCCCTACTTTCCTAAGCGGGATTATCTTGAAATTTTCCGGTGAAAAGAAAACAAAATTTCAAATCCCGAAAATCAACAAAAAAAGGCCTGACAAAGAATAGAGTTTTACCTCTAAACTTCGTCAGGCCTTGGTCGCTATAGTTTCCTATGCGCCGATTCGCTCAGTACGAACTTTTTTCTGATGGAAGCTGACCGCCACAACTGCTTTGCATATAGGACATTTAATTTTAATAATGCCCTCTACCGCAGTCGGATCTGCATCAAACAACCTTTTATTTTTACAACACGGACAAGCCACATGCACTTCCTGCATTCATTTTTCGCCTCCTATAAGAGGCCAGTCAAAAGGGATTGTCAAACTGACCGTTGATAATATACATCAATCATTCCTTTGCACTGTTCCGTAGCTTAGACCTAATGTAGCGATGAATATAATATAGCGAACACACGTTCGTTTGTCAATTATTTCGATCGTATTCGAAAAAGTCCTAGTTAAATGAATTTTTAAATTCTACCTTGCAAGAGTAAATTCTATACCTGTAGAAATTACTTCTGCATGGATTTTTCCTTCTTCTTTTTATAAAATACTACTGCAGATGATCCCCTGCCTGTGCAGAAGGAGGATAAAATGAATACAGGAAGACCAAAAGGCAACCAAAAACATCTTGACTTATCTGCACGTATTATAATCGAACAGCATTTAAATAACGGTGATTCATTTAGAAGTATTGCAATAGAATTAAGCAAGGATCCAAGTACCATATCCAAAGAAATCAGACGTCATTCCATTATCAGGGAAAGAAGCGCAGATGCATTTGCCCCTATTCCCTGTGCAAACAATTATGATAGTTCAAAGCCGCGGACAAATATATGCAATGTCATGCATATGTGCGGTGATAATGAATGTCGGCGCAAATGTGTCCTCTGCAGAAAATTCAGATGCAGCGATGTCTGTAAATTTTATAAACCAAGAGAATGTGAAAAATTAAATAAACCTCCTTATGTGTGCAATGGATGCAGCAAGAGAACGAATTGCATGATGGACAAAAAGATCTATTCTTCAAAATACGCCCAGGACTCCTATGAAACCCTTAGGACTACCAGCAGAGAAGGGATCAACCAGACACCGGAAAGTATACAGAAACTGGACAACCTGTTGTCACCGCTTCTCAAAAAAGGACAGTCCATTGCCCACATCTACGCATCTCATGCTGATGAGATCGCCTGTTCCAGAAGAACCATATACTCTTATATAGACCGTGGCGTTTTTCAAGCCAGAAACATAGATCTGCGCCGTAAAGTGGTATACAAGCAGAGAAAAAGAAAAACCACTACCAGCCTTAAAGACAGAAGTTTTCGAAAAGACCGGAGCTATAAAGAATTCCTGGAATATATCGCAGCGAACAAATCTGTTTATGTAGTCGAAATGGATACTGTTGAAGGAGCAAAAGGTACCAGTCCCTGCTTTCTGACTATGTTCTTTCGAAACTGTAGCCTTATGCTTATGTTTCTTTTAGAAGAACAGACCCAGAAAGAAGTAACTAGGATTTTTGATCATTTAACAGAGTTACTTGGAATTGAACTG